GGCACCGGAGCAGCCAAAGCAGAAAGATGATGAGCAAACTATTAATAATCTTAAAAAAATATTTATCCAATATGGAAAATGTTGAAAGCGTAATTAAAGATGGCTTAAAAGCCGTTGAAGCGCAATTAAAAAGCGAGTTCGCTGCACTCGATCAAAAACACGCAGCACAAGTAGAGCAACTCAATGAGGATGCTAAAACTAAGGGCGAAACCCTCGCAGAAGTTAAAGCAAAGGTAGATGAAATGATTGCCTCTAACGGCAAATTGAAAGCATCCATCGAAGCAGAAGCCTTTGGTGGTAATCGTCAAAAACAACTCTTGTCTAATCTGAATGAAATCATTCACGATAACTACGACAAGATCAAGTCTGAAACTCCGTTTATGGCTCAAAAAGCCGTAGGTGTTATGGGTGTTTCTAACTTTGGTAACTTTGGTGGTATTACCGGAACCGCACCTATCAGTTATGTTGATAACCCGATTATGAGGAATTTCTTTTCTCCGCATCTGTATGATGTGTTCCGGATTATCCCAACTGCTACTGGTTCAGTTACTTTCCCTCGTGGTGGTGTTCCTAATGCGGGTGAGGGTTCTTTCGGTGATCAAACTGAAGGTTCTGCAAAAGCACAGGTTGACTACGACATCACAATGGTGAACGTATCTGTTCCTTTTGTAGCGGGTTATGCTAAAGTATCTCGCCAGATGCTTCAGGATTTGCCTTTCCTTCAGGGTTACCTTTCAACTTCCCTTTTGGAAGACTGGAACAGGCGTGTAAATAATAGCTTTATGGCTACTATTACCGCTGCGTCTACTGCTGGTTCTACATCATCTACCGGAGCAGCTCCACGTATGATTGATTACGTTGGCCAGCATGGTGCTTTGGGTCTTGGTGTAGCTGACACCATCCTGACTACTTATGCAGTTTGGGCAAGCGTGTTAAATACTTTGCCTTCTAACGGGTCTTACTCTGTGCCTGGTGGTATTACCATCGGTGCTAACGGTGAAACTCGTATTGCAGGTATTCCTTTGATTCCACATCAGGCTATTCCTACCGGAAGAATCCATGTGTTGAATCGTCAGGCGTTTGCAATTGCACAGGCTTCAGGTCTTCAGGTTCGTTCTACTGAGACCGATCAGGATGATTTCATTAAGAATCTCGTAACATATCGTTGTGAGGCTCGTGTAGCTCTGTTGAGTTTCCAGCCTACTGCCGCTATCTACGGTTCTGCATCTTAAATATAAGGGGGGAGAAATCCCCCTTTATTTAAACTCAATTCATGCCAATAGGAGCATTCAATACGATACCTTACCTAATTAGGATCATGCTAATGAACAAGCATGAAAGTGTGTTAGACTTAGGAATAGGACACGGAATAAACGGAGCGATTGTAAGGAATTGGATTGACAACGGAGTAAAGCCATACAAAACGCATTTAGAAGGAGTAGAGGGGTTTAACTACCGATCTCCTTTGTGGGAATGTTATAACGTGGTGCATGAATGCACAATAGAAAAGTTCTTTGACACAGATAGCAGGAAATGGGATTGCATAGTAATGACTGATGTACTGGAACACTTCACGAAAGAGGAAGGTGTATTTGTGATTACTAAGTGTAAGGAAAGACTTAATAAAAGTGGTGTTTTCATTGTAGTTACTCCTGGGGTGTTCATTGAACAGGGTGCTTACATGGGTAATGAATTAGAGGTACACAAAAGCCTTTGGTCAACTTTAGACTTTCAGGCTCATGGGTTTAGTGTTGTTATGGATGGTTCATTAGACAATTTGGGGTATAAAATGATTTTGGTAGAATACGTAAAAAACTAACATGAAATTCCTTTGCTCAATTCACTTATATCCTCCTAAACATCTTTGCGGTGCGGAGATGATGATACACAACATCAACAAGTATCTAATCTCTAAAGGCCACGAGGTAAGGGTGTTGATATGGCAGAGTAATCACTACAACATCAAAGACATTTATGTGTACGATGGAGTAGATGTGTTCCCGCCAAATGAGCAAATGGTTGAAACGTTGTTTTTATGGGCAGATGTGATAATAACGCATTTGGATTTCACACAGAATACCATTCACTTAGGCCGGATGTTTAAGAAACCAGTCATGCACTTGGTTCACAACTATTCACCATACGAAAGCATCAAACAGGCCGATAGGCCGCAATACATTGTTTATAATTCCCATGCAGCGAAAGAAAAATTACAATACACTCATGAAAGTTTTGTGCTTCATCCAAGTTGTGATTTTAGATATTACGATACAAAGAAGAATCCGGAACAGAATGAGGCTATAACGCTAATCAACTTAGACAAAAACAAAGGCGGGCATATTTTAAAGCAAATTGCTGAAAGGATGCCACATAAGAAATTTATAGGCGTAAAAGGAAGTTACTCAGAGCCAGCTAAAGACGGGCAACAATTAGATCAACCGAGTAACGTAGAGATACACGAAAAAACTCAATACATCAAAGACATTTATTCGAAGACTCGAATTTTAATTATGCCGAGTGCCTTTGAATCATGGGGAAGAACGGCTACTGAAGCCATGTGTAGCGGCATACCTGTTATTTGTACTAAAACGCCTGGATTGTTTGAAAACTGCGATAAAGCGGGGATATACATAAAAGATAGAGATAACATAGATGAATGGGTGAAAGCGATAGAGAAATTAGACGATAAGAAAGAATACGACAAAGCCAGCAAAAAGGCTAAAGATAGATCAAGGGAATTAGACCCTACTAAGGAACTGGAGGAATTTGAATTGTGGGCAAAAGAAATAAGGAACAAGTATAACACTATATGATAGTTAAAGTAACATCAGATTTAGTTTCCGAGCCGCTTAGTTTAACAGATGCTAAAGCATGGATGCGTATAGTTGATTACACGAGCGATGATAATTTAATTAATGCCTTGATTAAGTCAACCAGATTAAATCTTGAAAAATACACAGGGTTGAGTTTTGGCGTGAAAACAATTCAGTCAACTATAAGTAATGACAGATTAGAGTTCGATCTTCCGTATGGCCCTGTTTCTAATGTTACAAGCGTTCAAAAGTGGGTAGAAGATGAATGGGTTACTTTAACCAGTTCGGATTATTCGGTAATAAATGACACACTAAAAGTATTTACTTATTCTAAGTTTAGAGTAACATACACATCTGGATTTACAAGTTTACCGGATGATTTGATTACGGATATGAAAGTACTTGTAGCATGGCAGTATAAGAATAGGGGGATGAATTTTCAATCCGATAAAGATAACGCAGCGAGTGTAACACAGTACCCTTATACGAATTTATTGAATGCAAGATTTTACAGAAAGGTAGTTATATGAGTTTTACCATTCAACTTTCTGGACTGCAAAGCACTATCAACAGGCTAAAAAAAACGGGCGATGATATAGCCAAAGAGGTAGATGCTGAATTTGCCGCAGGGGCAGAAAAAATATCGACAAGTGCCAAACGTCTTTGCCCTGTTGATACTGGATTGTTGAGGTCAAGCATTAGTGCAAGTAGGGTTAGTTTTCTGGAATTTGAAATAGTAGCTCAAAAAGACTACGCTGCTTATGTAGAGTTCGGCACTAAGTCAAACGTAACAATACCAAAAGGATTAGAGGCATATGCTAAAAGATTCCAAAGGGGTGACGGCACAGGTCAGGGCGTTAGAGCTCAGCCTTATTTCTTTCCGAGCGTGTACGCATATCAGCCTGTAATTGTGAAAAACATTATAAAACTACTTCGTGAAAAACGCAAGTAAAGCACTAAGAACCGCATTTAAGAACGTCCTGAGTGGGATTACCTACAACGGCTATACTATACCCGTTTACGAGAATCTTCCCGTTAATACAACCGGAAACTACTACATAGAACTAACCACTATCCAAGAAGGCAACGAGGCTAATGATGCTAAGTTTATAAGGAGCGTGGTGATTAACGTGGAGGTTTATGTAAGGCAGAATATGTACCAGAACTATGATGCAGTAGAGGAAATCTCAGAGGATGTCATGGAAAGGATTTTGCCACTTATCGGAGGCGGGGCGGGTTCAATGAGTTCCAATGACTTTCAAATAGGACACATTCAATTAGAATCAACAAGGATTTTAGACGAAAGAGATACCAACGGGGAATACATAACAAGAAAAATATTAACATTTAATCAATTACTAATTCAATACTAATGGCACAAATTACAAGTTCTAACCAACCCATTGAGGTTGATGTAGCGGGCGGAGTATCTTACAAAACGCTTGTTTGTGTTTCATCTGGAACAGTAGATGGAACAGTCGAAGTTTCGGAAGAGCAAACCGATTGCGGCACACTTACAAGTGTGGGAAGTGTTTCATACACGATCACAGCAGAAGCATTGTGTGAAACTGCTCCAACCGTATCACAGGTATCTTATGCAAGCCTTTTGACTGCGTTTAACAACAAATCAACTGTGTCCGTAAGGGTGCAAAATCCGGTTGTTGCTGGTTCATCTTTGGGAGCTGCTTACTACCATCAATTTTCTGCAAAAGTTACTGCTTTGTCATTGAACAAGTCAAGTTCAGCGGCTTACATTTCTTTTTCAGTTACCTTTAAATCAGATAGCGTAATCGACATAACTCCGTAATATGAATTACACAAAACTTAACATAAACGAAACCGAAGTAGGGCTAAAATTTGGGATGCACTCAGCAAGATACCTTTCTGAAAAGCTAACAAATGGGTTCTGCTTTTCTGGAAATGAAATAAATGAAATTGGCATTGCCCATGTTATTTATTCAGGCTACTTAAATAATTGTGCCGTCAAAGAAATAAACCCAGAACTAACATTTGAGGGGGTGGTAGATTTTGTAGAATCATGTATAGGAGATGATGACAAAGTTGCCGCCCTGACAAGTGTTATCAAGGTTTGGAGCGAGTGCCAATTATTGAAAGGCGAAGACACAAAAAAAAAGAGTCCTTTGAAGAAATCGAAAAGTTAGCCTATCAAATGGGATTGATGCCTGTTGATTTTTACAGCGTATCCCCAAAAGAGTTCATGCTAATGGCTGAAGGGTATAGAGCCGGGCGTATAGACGATTACAAGCTGAACCGGAACATTATATTCATGATGGCTCGACTGTGGAGTAGTAAGCCCCCTAATAGCCCCAATGAATTATGGGATTTAGGTGATGAAGTGGTACAGAGTTCTGACGATGAACTGGCAAAATTATTTGAAGCAGTAAAAAACAAAAATGGCTGAAGAAGCACTACGGATAAAGATTGGGGCTGATATAGTAGAGGTCACAAAATCACTCAATGAACTTGAGAAAGATTTTAAAGAGCTAAACAAGGCAGCAAGAGACCTTAGAGGCGGCGCATTGGTTGAAGCCAATAAGCAACTTGACATTCTCCGTCAGACTTCAAATAAGATAAGGAATATCGGTAAAACGGGGTTTGATAGCTTTGGTGATGCTATAACCGGAATAGGAAGAAGTGCAACGGGGGCAGTAGCGGGAACAAATAGAGCCGCCTTTGCTTTACAGAATTTAGGCAGGATTGCGCAGGATGCTCCCTTTGGGTTTATTGGAATTCAGAATAACATTGAACCGCTTATACAATCATTCCAAGCACTTAAAACACAATCAGGAAGCACGAGCGGGGCATTAAAAGCATTAGCGGGTGGTCTTTTGGGTGCTGGTGGTGTGCTATTGGGTTTTTCTTTGGTTACTTCTGCCATTACAGTAGCTGTTCAAAAGTACGGGTCATTATCAAAGGCACTTCAGGCGTTAACATCAAGCGGAAAAGATTGGTATAAGGCTCAACAGGAAACATTAGCCATCCAAAAAGAAGCAACCGAAGCATCGGGGCGAGATGTAGCTAAACTAAAGTTCCTTTCAGCGATCATATCCGACAACACACAAGCAACAGAGGCTCGTAAAGGGGCATTAGGTAAGCTAAGGGAAGAATATGGGCCATACCTAAAGAATGTAACAGATGAGGCTTTTCTAAGCGGCAAGGCGGCCTCAGAAATAGAAAGAACTACACAGGCGCTTTTAAATAAAGCTTTAGCATTAGCATCAGAAAACAAATTAGCAGAAGTAGCGGGTAAGCAGTTAGATGCACAGCTAAAGTTGGTTGATGTCCTTACTAAATTAGGAAGTGCAGAAGATGAACTAAGAAAAGCAAGGGAAAGGTCTATTAATGAAGGGCCAAAAGGTATTGCCGCAGTAGATACAAGGGTATCGGCTTTAGAGAATCAAGTAGATTCATTTAAGGGACAAGCTGAAGATTTGATCGGGGTATCTGGTGATTTAAGAAAAGGTTTTGACAGAATATTAGAAGCGAGTACAAACTTTAGTAGGGCAGCAACTAACATTTTTAAGGGGAAGCCAATCAAAGTTCCAAAGGTAGAAATACCTAAAACAGATAAAATAACCGCAAAAGTAGATACCCTTTCCCTTGAGGTTGCCACAGTAGAATTTAGCAAAGGTCAACCTGCATTAGAGGCGGCATTAGAAAAGCTGAGAAAGGAAACGATTGCTAATACTAACCCGACCGAGGGCATCCCATTAAACCTTACTATCCCACAGGCTGCATTTGATGCACTCAGAAAGTTTGGCGAAGATGCTAATTGGAAACTAATACAAGAAAAAAGTCAATCTATTATAACTCAATTTGATAAGTTTTTAACTCCCGTAATCAATACTGCTTTCGAAGCATTAGGCAACGGTGCGAACATATTCAAAGCCATTGGCCAGAGCTTAAAAGCCTTAGTAGTTCAGATAGGCATAGCGATAGCAAGGGCGGCAATATTAGCGGCCATTCTTTCAGCAAGTGGGTTAGGTGCTGCCGTTGGTGTTGGTGGATCAACTGTTAAAGGCTTTGGTGCAATATTTAGAGGATTTTTAGGAGGCGGTGCAGCGGGGCCCAATATTGGAGGTATAACTGGTGGCGGATTAGCTCTTTCTGGCGGTGTACGAATAGAAGCCAGAGGTACTGACTTAGTAGGTGTTTTATCTGGGTCTAATGCAAGAATAGGGAGGGTAGGATGAGTTACACGCTTAAATACAGGTATTCATTTAAATCTCTGGACGATAACGATTGCAGGGTAGATATTTTTATTAAAGATGCTCCTGCGGGGTTAAAAATACTAAACCCAGGTGCAAGGCCATTTGTTTTACGTGAGTTCAATGGGGATAAGGATTTTTTTAAACCCGTCAGAGGGTTTATAGCAGAACTTGAGATACTATCGGACAACGTAAGCATGGATGAATTTCTCAGCAATGAGGATGACGGTGTTCAAGTTAGGTTCTATTTTAACAACGTCAACTTTTGGACAGGGTGGCTAATGCAAGATGACTTTGAAGAAAACTGGATAGATACTTATCATTATATTACTCTTAGGGCAACTGATGGACTTGGTACAATAGGCAGCCAGCCAATGACACAGGTTATAGGTCAGCAATCATTAAACGGATTTTTAGCCATTTGTTTAGAAGAAACGCCCCTTCAATTTTTTAATTATCGAACGGTAAATAATCTGTTTTACAACGGAATGGATGACAGGTCTGATGGCGAATATAATCCATTGGATCAGATAACAGTTGACGGCAAAACTTTTGAAGGCGATACAAAAGACAAAGTATTAGACAAAATTTTAAGGGCATGGAATTTAAGCGTTTATCAGTACTTTTCTCAATGGTACGTTGGAAGGACAGAAGAATGGTTAACTAACAACATCATTCAAGGGTTAGAAAAAGAATTTACATTACCGTATAGCAGTTTTTCGAATGATTACGAAGTCAATATAGGCGTGGGTGAATTAGTAAAGCCTGTGATGCCTGAGATGCTACGAAGCATAAAAAGACCCGCCAAAAGAAATAAGATTAGTTTTTTTTATCGCTTTCCTAATCAAATTATTTGCAATCAAGATTATCAGTCTGGGGAATTTATCGAAAATCAAGCTGGCAGCGGAGTTCCTGCTGATCCACCAAAATTTAAAACAAGAAAGACGTATGAGGTAGATTGTTGGGAATTCTATAAGGGCAGACCTAATAACAACTTAGGTGCGCCAAGTGCTGAATTCTACAGAGCCGATGACATCAACGATCAAGATGAAGTAACTGAGAGCTATCTTGAGATAACGTATAATGCAACTCCGCATTTTATCGAATCGACACCCTTTTCAATCGGGTTGGCTGATAAACTAAAGTACAACTTTGAATACAGGTTTTGGAACATTGGGTTAACAGGTACTTTAAGGGCTTACCCCGGCCTTGTGGTTAAACTTGTGGGTACATCAACTACTTACTATTTAACGGCTGATTTAACGTGGAGTACGACTTACGAGGAATTGAATGTTGATTTCATTCCTACTGAAAATACAGGTGAATGGACAGAGTTTTCTAATACAGATGGATTGATGGTAACATCACCTACTCCTGTGAGTGGTGAAATTACATTCTACTTTTTACACACCATGCCAATAAACCCAGCGGTGTGGAATATTCGGAATATAGAAGTTGAAATTGAGGAAACAGACAAAAAACCTGGCATTGTTGGAGATTACGATCAATATGAATTAGCTGAAACCATCAATCAAAACTACGAGGAAGAGATATTTTTAGACGATGCAGATAATAGGCAACATAAGGGGGCATTGAATTTTGACGGAGATGTAACGGGAGATAATTGGTATAGAATGGATTTCCCATCTGAAAGGCTCACGTTTAAAAGACATAAGGCTATTGCCCATATGTTTTTAAACAAAAGGTTCAGACAAAGATTACAGGTAAGTATGTTTGGCCTCACATGGGATGACGGTAAACCTATCTGGCTGCAAAACAAGTTTGTGTTTGTGGACGATGCACCTACTAAAAAATTCATGATAGTAAACCTAAGCGAGATGGATTTTTCGAGTGCCACATGGAAAGCTGACCTAATAGAGGTTTGGGATGATGATTTAGACGATAACGATCCGGATGAATATCCGGTGCATACTTTTGCGAACATTTACAAAAAGGATGTGTAATGTGTGGAAATGTATTACTAAAATTATTGGTTATTATAAATAAATTTGTGTAATGGGAGTACAGGCCAAAGCTGTTGTTCTATACGCTCAATTAGGTAGTGTCTACTACGCTGTTGCCTGTGCAAAAGACGTGAATATTACCACCTCGGCTGATTTCTTAGAATTAGCTCCCAGAAGCTCAGTAGCATGGCGGGAGTATGAATATAACAGATTATCGGGTGTGATATCTGGATCTGGTATAACTAAGATTGATACAACAGCAAGTTTGTACACAATTTTTGATTTAGTCGGATTTCAGTTTAACAGATTGAAGTTTTTGGTAAAGTTTAGTGCGGTTGAGAATGATGTGTACAGGGTGTTTGAGTGTAACGTGCTTGTAAAGGAATTGAACATTCAAGGGAGTGCCACCGCATTTTCGTCTTATAATTACGAATTACAAATTACTGGCCCTGTTGTTATAAGTACAACACCAGTTTTGAACACAAACCCACAGATACAAGTTTACGAATACGAGGCTTCTGGTACGGTTGCTTCGCTTGTTTTGCCGTTTAGTGAGGATGCTGTTTTGGTTGTTGTTTACATAAACGGTATAAGCAAAAAAATAAACCTTCATCCAACTGGGTACGGGGCTAATGAGGTTCAGTATAATCCAGCTACTCAAACATTAGTTTTTGGAACTTCATTGACTACTGGCAATTATTTGAAAATTGTTTATGTAGACGTTGATGCTGGTTTAGCTCTTGAAGACGGATTAGGATTTGAAATTGAAGACGGATTAGGCTTTGAAATATTAGTAGGGTGATAGCGAGCATACAATATACTTGTACGGGAACAGAGCCAGGGAGCATCTACTTCAATCCTTGCAGCGGCAAAGAGATAATAGATGTTTTGGTTAATGGTTACTCTTTTCTTCATGTGGGTGAGTCATCAACGGGTGCTTATAGGGCGGTTGTGAACAATAATTATGGGCTTGTTTCATTGCCTGAGATCACTAAGGGCATGTTGGTACAAGTCATTTATAAGACTTTGCCGACTGCAATTGAGGAAATAGTTATGTCGGAATTTTCACCATCAGACTTTGCAGCGGGGGAATTTGCATGAACTGGTTAATAGAATTATTGATACAAAAAGCGAATGCGTCTGGAACTGACATTGTGAGGTGGAGTGATTTATTTGATGTGTTAGATAAATTGAAAGGGAATAACGCAGTTGATTATACTGAAAACCCGATGGCTTTTAGTGATTTACCAGAATATGCGGATGAAGCAGCCGCCACAACGGGAGGTTTATCAGGTGGCGAATTTTACCGAGACGAAGACGGTATAGTTAGACAAAAATTACAGGACTTATAAAAACATACAATGGGAAAAAAGTTTAATGAAGTTACCGCCCAGCCAAGCACTCCAAGTGATACGGACTTAGTTCTGTGGGGTCAAGCAGCAGGCTCAGGGCTTGCTTATAAAATGACATTCACGCAGCTAAAGGCAAAGTTAGATGCAATGGCAAGCCTTACAACGCTAAATACTCCAACGTTAACAGCAACGGTCATTAGTGCTACGCAGATCAACCTTTCATGGACAAACGTTCCACATGAAAGCTCTTACAAATTGGAGTGGAGTGCTAACGGTACTACCGGTTGGACGCAGATAGGTGGAACGATTGCTGCCAATACAACAAGCTTTTCACATACAGGTCTGACAGCATCAACGGCTTATTATTATCGTGTATCTGCAATTGGTGACGGGGTGACTTATGCAACAAGTGCATTCGGTACGGCCAATGGAACGACAAGTGCAGCGGGTGATGTAACCGCCCCTACGGTCGTGAGTGCTACTGTTCCAAATGGTGCAGCTAATACAGTTATTATTGTGTTCAGCGAATCAGTTACCGTAACGACTGCGGGCTGGTCATTTAGGAGGAATACCTCTAACTGGGCCGTATCATCTGTGGCGGGTTCAGGAACTACTTGGACGTTCACAATGGCTACAAGTGCAGCCAACGGAGAGACTATTGACAGGTCTTATAATTCAGCAACAGGAGCAACGGTTGATGCAGCAGCTAATGAGCTTGTATCATTCACTAATAGTGCCGTTACCAATAGTATTGCGGGCAGCGCAACCTACCTAACCTTCCCTACTTTACCAACAGGCTTTGAGGCTTACAATTCAGCAAAGGGTATTCGCACAACATCAGGATATACGGAGGCATGGACGGGAATTTTGGCTAACGAGACATTGGCAGTCGGTCAGCGGATGGTAGTAAAAACGGACGGCATCGACAAATTCTCAT